AACACCAAGCTCTATCACCTCAACAACTCAGATTGCACGCATCCGTAACAGCCTTATCTATCGATACGCCACAGGATACGGATCAACCTACAGCACCTCTGACACAGACTCCATAGCCTCTTATGGACTGTTCGAGCGTTCATTTGACTCTAACATTAAAGACCTTGCAGACATTACTAGTATCGCCTCTAGAGAGTTAAACCTGCGAAAGAATCCACGCGGTTCATTGGGCGCAATTACCTTCCGTCTAGATAATCCAGACATGCCATCTGCAATGCTTGACAATCTCATCAATGTCTTTTTTGGTCAGCCTATGCTTGTCTCTAACTTGCCAAGCAACTTGCTCGGTGGTCAATTCGATGGCTTTGTAGAAAACATAGCTCTCAGAGCAACCCCTAGTTTTGTGGAGATCACCCTCTACATTTCAGCAACCGACTTCTCACTATCAACAACCCAATGGGAAACAGTTACGCCTGCTTCACTTATCTGGACGGATGTAAATGCTATACTAACTTGGACTAACGCGACTGGAGCACTAACCTAATGGCAACTACCACCCCTTCGTTCGGCTGGAGCGTTCCTACGAGCTCAGACCTCGTAAAAAATGGCGCAACAGCAATTGAGACACTAGGCGATGCTATTGATGCATCTTTTGCTGGTCTGACAGTCAATGCTCAAACTGGCACGACTTACACAGCAGTCAAGGCAGATGGATTGAACTCTATTGTGACGATGGACAATGCATCGGCTAACACTTTCCGCATTCCAACAGATGCAACTTATAATTTTCCGACTGGAACTACTTTGCTTGTGTATCAGAAAGGTGCTGGAGTAACCACAATTAATGCTGTAACTTCTGGCACGACTACAATTAACAGTGCAGGCGCGGTTGCTGCTGCTCCAGTCCTTGCTCGCTATAAGTCAGCAGCTTGCATCAAGGTTGCGGCAGACTCATGGATCGTTGTAGGTGCAATTGCATAATGTTAAATACTTTAGCAGGCATCATTGCCTCTAGTGGGGGCGCACCTAGCACGACTGCAATCAATTACTTAGTAGTTGCAGGCGGCGGTGGTGGTTACATTGGTCAAGTTACTGATGAGATCGGTGGTGGTGGCGGTGGTGGTGGACTTAGATCCACCTACACAGCGACAGGCGGTGGTGGTTCTCTAGAAACGCCATTAACAATTACCTTAGCGACAAATTATACAGTCACAGTCGGAGCAGGTGGTGCATCCGGCTCATCTGGCAATTCTTCTGTTTTTTCAACAATCACATCAACAGGTGGTGGTTTAGGTAACAGCATCAGCGGTGGTTCAGGTGGTGGTGGTAGAGCTATCGTTGGAACAAGCACTGGCGGAACAGGCACAGCCAATCAAGGATTTAATGGTGGTACTGGAACTCTTGTCTTAGGCGTAGCTGGCGCAGCAGGTGGTGGTGGCGGATCTGGAGCAGTTGGAGTTAATGGAAGTGCATCCAATGGTGGTTCAGGTGGCGCAGGTGTAGCAACATCAATTAGTGGTTCATCATTGTTTTATGCAGGCGGCGGTGGTGGTTCAGGATTTAGCACTTCTGGTGGTGGCGGATCTGGCGGTGGTGGAGCTGGAACTTTATCTGGCACAGCTGGTTCAGGTTCAGCCAACACAGGTTCAGGTGGGGGCGGTGCTTATGGTGGCTCAGGTGGAATAGCTGGAGCAGGCGGTTCTGGTGTTGTTATTCTGCGCTATCCAAACACTACAACAATTACGATTGGTGCTGGCTTAACTGGATCGACTACAACATCTGGTTCTGACAAAATTACTACAATTACAGCAGGCACAGGAAATGTGAGTTGGGCATAATGGCACATTACGCATTTTTAGATGAAACAAACATTGTTACAGCAGTCATTGTGGGTGTGGACGAAACTGAACTTATCGAAGGTTTAGATCCAGAAATTTGGTATGCCAATTTTATAGGTCAAGAATGTAAGCGCACTTCTTATAATGGCAAGATCCGTTATAACTATGCTGGAGTCGGTTATACATACGATCCAATCGATGATGCCTTTATAGCTCCAATGCCATGCGCACATGAAGAATTGCAACTCAATGGATTAAAGCGCTGGGAGTGTTCTAATGTCGAACATCAAAGCCAAATTATCTAAAGCTGCAGTCCAATTACGAGAGCAGTTCGATGACTCGTTCCCAGATCGTGACCGCACATCGGATGGTTGGATCGGTGATACCCGACACGCTGCTCGCAAGTCAGATCATAATCCAGATGAGCAGGGCTGGGTTCGTGCCATTGATGTGGACAAAGACCTATTTAAGGGCGGAAAGCCAGACATCATGGGAGATCTTGCTGATCAGCTTCGTACCTTATCCAAAGGACAAACAGACAATCGTATTGCTTACATCATTTATGATGGAAGGATCTGCTCCCACATCCTTAACTGGAAGTGGCGCAAATACACAGGGGCCAACAAACACACTAAGCACATGCATGTCAGCTTTAAGAAAAAGGCTGACAATGATAGTGCTTTTTTTCAAATACCTATGTTAGGCGGAAACGATGAACGAGTTAAAGAAGATGTCAGGATCTTGGGTAAGAGCATTCCTTGCGGCTGTAATCACACTTGCGGCATCGGGAGTGACTGACCCACAGGCTTTAATCTATGCAGGTGCAGCAGCAATCTTGCCACCTGTCTTGCGTTGGTTAAATCCTAAAGACGATTCGTATGGAATAGCCGAGTGACACAGTCAGACTTTTTCACGCTTTACCTAGCCACTATCGCAGCTCTTGGCGGATTGTCTGGCTATGTAATCACACACCTGTTGTCTGAGATCAAAAGACTCAACACGCGAGTCGATGAGATCTACAACATACTTCTTGACAGGTAACATTCTGCTATGGCAAGAAAAGCAACTAAGGCACTAGAGGAACAAGGTTACTCAAAGCTTGATGCTTATTGCATTGGGCTTTATGAGTATTTCTGCTCCCTCAAAAGAGCAGGGTTCGCAGAGGACATTGCGATGTTCATGATTACAGAGCCACAGGCTTATCCACATTGGATCTTGCCCGATGGAATCCCGCCTGAGAAGTTAGGCGATTATGTAGATGAGGATGACGATTAAGCGAATCGTGGTCGTATCGGATCTTCAAGTTCCGTATCATGACAGGGTTGCAACCCGTAACCTTGCTAGTTTTATTACAAAGTTTAAGCCAGACCAAGTAGTAACCATTGGCGATGAGATTGACCTTCCCCAGATAAGCAAGTGGGAAGAAGGGCGCATGGGCAGTTATGCCCAGACCCTAGATGATGACCGCAATGAAGCTGTGCAGTTACTCTGGGAGTTAGGCGTAACAGATTGCATCCGTAGCAATCACACAGACCGCCTTTACAATGTCATCATGGCTAAAGTACCGGCATTCGGTGCATTGCCAGAGCTTCGCTTTGAGAAGTTCATGAAGTTCGATGAGTTAGGCATAACCTTCCATAAGAACCCAATGCCTATTGCACCTAACTGGATTGCTGTTCATGGTGACCACACACCCATCAAGCCACAGGGGGGCTTATCAGCCCTTGAAGCAGCCCGTAGGCATGGAAAGAATGTCATCTCAGGTCATACACACAGAGCAGGGCGTTCAGCCTTCTCAGAGGCTTCTGGGGGTCGTATAGGGCGTGTCCTGCATGGTGTCGAGGTAGGCAATCTCATGGACTTTAAGCAAGCTGCTTATACAAAGGGCGTGGCTAATTGGCAACAGGCTTTCGCTATCATCTATGTCAATAAAGCTAAGGTTCAGGTGGATCTAATCCACATCGAGAAGGACGGCACATTCATTGTGGCTGGAAAGTCCTACGGCAGACCTAGATAATCGTTATCATTTCGTTATCAGAATGTGCTTGATTAGTCGGACATCTCTGTCACACTAAGTTTGTAAGCAGTCAAGGGCACTGCTACAGATAGGTACAAAAATGAACGCAGAGACAAACCAATTTATTCAAGATGTGTGCGAGATGTTTGACAATAACAAAATAACAGCTGCAGAGCTTGCAGAATTGCTGACATCAAAGCAGGTGTCAGCATGAGCTTCGAGATGCCAATGATCGTGCTACTTTTAGCAGCTAATGCTTTATGGTACTTAGTCGGTTGGGCTAAAGGCTTCAATGAGGGCAAGCGCGAGGGTCTAATCGTGGCGAAGTCATTTCAGCGAGTGACAACAGATGCGCGCTAATGAAATCCTACTCACAGCCACAGATACGATCCGTGATCGTGGGCTATCGTATGGTCACCCTGCGGATAACTTGCAACACACCGCAATGCTGCTCAGTGCATACCTACAGACACCGATCCATGACTATCAAGTGGCAGGGATCATGGTGCTTGTTAAACTTGCAAGGACTAATCAATCCGCCCAACACATCGACAATTGGGTCGATCTCTGCAGCTATGGCGCACTCGCAGGGCAATTAGCCACAGAGGAAAACGATCTCTATGTTTAATCTAGCCGATTACGAACCAGTCGAGGTGAGACTTGAAAAGTTTATTAAGGACTATCCATCATTCCGCATTGCAACAGAGCTTGAAGTGGTCGAGGCAACTCGATACATTGTTAAGGCGTATCTATTTAAGGATGCTGGCGATGGCGTTGCGTGGGCAACAGGGTACGCTGAGGAAACAGTGTCTAGTCGTGGTGTTAATCAGACTTCAGCACTGGAGAATTGCGAGACTTCAGCGATCGGCAGAGCACTTGCAAATGCAGGTTATGCGCCTAAAGGAAAGAGACCAAGCCGAGAGGAAATGACAAAGGTTGTTGCTACAAAAGTAGCAAAGCCAGCAGTTCAGGATGTCAAGGCAGATGATCAGGATTACTGGACGACACCTGTTGGGCAGTATAGGGGCGTAGTCGATGCACCTGTTACCTTAGAGAAGGCACTTGATTTAGTGCAGGACATTCTCGGTACACCAGAAGCTGTTCAAGTTCCATCTTGCGAACATGGC